TAAAACTTGAATATGTGTGGTTGGATGGTTACCAACCTGAACCAAACCTTAGAAGTAAGGTAAAGGTCATTGACCTTGACCATACCCATAAACTGATTCTGTCGGATTGTCCTGAGTGGTCCTTTGATGGGTCTTCAACCCAACAAGCCGACGGACATTTTTCGGACTGTATTTTGAAACCCGTTCGGATTTACCCGAACTTCCTTAACAAAGGATATCTTCCATCTTACTTTATAATGTGTGAGGTCATGAACCCTGATGAAACACCCCACAAGTCCAACACCCGAGCAATCGTTGGTGACGAGCAAGAAGATGTATGGTTTGGGTTTGAACAAGAGTACACCATCATAGAAGATGGACGACCACTTGGATTTCCCAAGAATGGTTACCCCGCTCCTCAGGGTAGATATTACTGTGGAGTTGGAACAAACCAAGTCAATGGACGTGAGTTTGTGGACGAACACATGGAGATGTGTATCAAAGGAGGGATTGACATCACTGGCACCAACGCTGAGGTCCTTCTTGGTCAGTGGGAATACCAAGTATTCAGTAAGGGAAAACTAAAGGCTGGTGACGACCTATGGATGTCTCGTTACATCCTTCAACAACTTAGCGAAGAAAAAGGATACGAGATTGAGTTCCACCCCAAACCAGTTCAAGGTGACTGGAATGGTTCGGGACTTCACTGTAACTTCTCCAACGATAAGATGAGAGACGAAGGTGGTGAGGATTACTTTAAAAACATCTTCCGTTCTTTCGAATCCCGTCACCAAGAACACATTAAGAATTACGGTTCAGACAATTACTTACGTCTAACTGGTAAACACGAGACTCAGTCAATCGACAAGTTCAGTTGGGGAGTTTCTGATAGGGGGTCTTCCATTCGTGTACCGCTAGCTACGGCGAAAGAGTGGAAAGGGTACGTTGAGGACCGTAGACCAGCGTCGAATGGAGACCCCTACAAAATTGTAAAAGTTATCGCAGATGCTCTGGACTTTGCCTTACATTTGGATAAAATTAACTATAACATGACTGCTAAGGTTGACGTAGAGAAAGCTAGAGAAGCTCTTGCTTACCTTGGGGGACATGATTATGAAGAAGAAGAAAGAACAATCGATAACATCGGAAGAGAGTAATGGGAAAACCTTATTTTGAGCAACGGCTCACGTACACATCGGACGGACGTCTTATGGACGAGGATGGAAATGCTATCATGATGGAGTGGGAGAGACCCATCATGGAGAAAAGTGCGGAGATTGTCTGCCGAAATAAGGGAAGAGTTCTGAACGTTGGGTTTGGGATGGGTTTGATTGATTCGTTCATTCAAACTCATGGTGTCGATGAACATTGGATTATCGAACCTCATCTTGATGTCTTCACCAAAATGATGGACGACGGATGGCACCTCAAACCCAACGTCAGGATTCTACACGGAGACTGGCAATGGTTTATGAAATACCTACCCAAGTTTGATGGGATTTACATCGACACTTGGGCTGAGGAGATTTGGGACTTCCAACGAAACGTTCCAAACATGCTCAAACCCGATGGTATCTTTTCTTTCTTTAATAACCCAAGAGGTGATGAGAATGGAATTCATATGACCCAAACTGAGTTTGATATTTTAACTCCGATTTGTAATATTGAATACGAGACCATGGAAATCCCTTCCATTGATGGACATGAGCGTCAAACCAACAACGGAGGTTTCTATTGGCATTCTGAATGGAAAACTTATCATTGTCCAATTCTAACACTGAAAAAATAAACAACCTATGAGTGAAATGGTAAACCACCCTCGACATTACGGAGGGGAAAATAATGTTTATGAAGTTATCAAAATTATCGAAGCCCTTGAGATGGATTTTCATCTCGGTAATACTTTTAAGTACATTGCTCGGGCTGGTAAAAAAGAAGCGGACAGAGAAATCCAAGACCTAAAGAAAGCCCTTTGGTACTTGGAAAGGAAAATTCAACTACTTGAGAATAAATGATATTTTACCTCTTGATGGGTATTCTTGTATCATGGTTCATGGATTGGTTGACTTTCAATACCCCCTATCAACTCACTAACTGGGAAAGATTTCTCATGGCTCTGATTTGGCCCTTGATGTTTATCTTTGTCGTTGTGAAATTTATAAAAGAATTTATTAATAATGAATGAAGATTATATCGGTAAAGTCGTCAATGGTGACTGTATCGAAGTTATGAAGACCATGGAAGAAGGTTCTGTGGATTTGATTGTTACCTCACCACCCTATGGTGTTGGTATTGATTATGATGTCCACGAAGATGATATGGTTTGGGAGGAATATGTAAAATTTACATATTCGTGGATGGAACAAGCATACCGAGTCCTTAAAGACGACGGAAGGATTGCCTTGAACATCCCTTATGAGATTAACCGTCAAGCTAAGGGAGGTCGTATCTTTATGGTCTCTGAGATTTGGCAGATTATGAAGAAAATTGGTTACAAGTTTTTCGGGGTTGTTGACTTGGAAGAAGAATCTCCACACAGAAGTCGTACCACAGCTTGGGGGTCTTGGATGAGTCCATCTGCTCCGTACATCTATAATCCAAAGGAATGTGTCATCTTGGCGTACAAGAAAAACCACATCAAGAAAGTTAAGGGTGAACCTGAGTGGGTTGGTGAACTCGGGGAACGTGAGGACAAGAATGGTGTTATGAAACCAAAGACTTTCTACACTGAGGGGCAAAAACGTGAGTTCATTGATTTGGTATTTGGTCAGTGGCATTACTTTGCCGATACAAGAAGTCTTACCAAGGCAACCTTCTCAATGGATATTCCGACTAAGGCAATCAAAATCTTGACCTATAAGAATGACTTGGTGTTGGACCCATTTGCTGGCTCGGGTACCTCGATGGTTGCTGCCGAAACTCTTAATCGTCGTTGGATTGGTATTGAACTTAGTCCAAACTACTGCAAGGTTGCCAATGAAAGGGTTGGGTTCTTTGTTCAACAGAAACGTCAACAAGTGTTGGATTTTAAAAAAGAAGAAGAATAGATTGTTGAAAACTATGTCATCAAAAAATTTGACTGGTCGGTTTTTTATTTGTATTTTTACACTTTAAAACCCTTTTTACTATGACAAGTATTAATATTGTTAACCTCGTTGGTTGGTCGGTTATGCTCGTTGCTTGGGTCACCAAATGGTACCTCACTCGCAAAGAAGATAGAATGTCTGAACAACTTAACGAAAAAATTCTCGTGGCAAAAACACCTGAGGAAATTAACCAAGTGGAAAGAATTTTCATTGAACTTCACGACAAACGTTTCGGACTCACAGGTTCTTATGGAATTTTTATTTTGTTTATGGTCTTCGGACTTGGTTTGTTCATCTCTAACCTTATTCATTTAATCGCAAAATAAAATGACAATACTGCCCCCATCTTAAGATGGGGGTTCTTTTATTCAGTAGATTTTTTGTATCTTTGTCGTATGAACTTAGAGACTTTACATCGGTACTATGAAGATGGGTTGTTGTACAAACAAACTCACCCAACCCTTCCATTGACTATATGGAACTACACTGAAAAGGTTCAGTATGAGGGACTGTGGGATGAGGTGACTCTGCAATGTCGAGGTTTAATTACTGAAGATACTACCGGTACGATTTTGGTTCGCCCTTTCAATAAGTTCTTTAATTACGAGGAGGTTGTTGGAAAGGGTATGATACCTACAAAAGGTGACTATGTGTACATCCAAGAAAAGATGGATGGGTCCTTGGGTATTCTTTTCAACTACAAAGATGAATGGATTATGGCAACTCGTGGTTCATTTACCTCTGAACAAGCCATAAAAGGTCTTGAGATTGTTAAATCTAAGTATTTCTTGGGTTCATGGGCTAAGGAATATGCTTACTTGGTAGAAATCATCTACCCTGAAAACCGTATCGTTGTTGACTACGGTGAGGAAAAGGTAACTTTTTTATCTGTGGTTTTGAATGAGAGTTGGAAATGGAAACCAACGGACGACACTGAACTACACTGGACTACCGCAAAGATGATTCTACATGCTAACGGTGTTAAAGATAATTTGGTAAAAACCGAACAACACTTCAACTTCTCTGATGAGTTATACAAGTCGTTGAAAGAAAAAAACGAAACCAACAAAGAAGGTTTTGTTCTTAGATTCCAACCTGGCAACTTCAGGATGAAAATCAAGTTTGAAGAATATGTTCGTCTCCATAAAGTTATGACCAACCTGTCGACAACTGCGGTTTGGGAGGTATTATCCAACGGTGGTAATATGGATGACTTGTTGAAGGATGTGCCTGATGAGTTTTATTCCAAAATCAATGACTATGAGAAATCTTTGATTATTAAGTTTAACAACTTGGAAGAGGAATACCAAAACCACTTTGATTCTATCAGAAGATTGGGTAATAGAAAGTTATTTGCTCAGTGTGCGGTCATGTTTCAACACCCATCAATATTGTTTGGTATGTTGGATGGTAAAAACATTTCTTCTATAATTTGGAAGATTATCAAGCCGGAATTTCGTAAGTTGTAAAACAATTCGTATCTTTGTTGTATGAAAATCGTATTAGAAAAAGGACAGGGTCTGTTTTTCACATCAGACACTCACTACAACCACGGAAACATTTGTCGTGCCACTACCAATTGGACTGGTGTTGACAACCTGACCCGTGATTATAAGTCCTTGAACCATATGAACGATACATTGGTGAATCGAATCAATGAGATGGTGGGTGAGAACGATATCTTGATTCACTTGGGTGACTGGTCGTTCGGTGGATTTGAATCTATTGCTGAGTTCCGTAGTCGGATTCTTTGTAAGAACATTCACCTGACTTTCGGTAACCACGACCACCACATCCGTAGAAACAAAGGTGATATCCAAGACATCTTTTCATCTTGTCAGGACTACCTTCACTTGGATATTCGCAAGCCCATGGGCAAAGAGGTTTTGAAATATTCTATGGTGTGTATGCA